ACCAATCTCGCTAAAGGTAGCGGATCGGAATTCTTGAATTCTGAGTTTGGCTGGAAGCCGCTTGTCAGCGACGTGCGTGACGCAAGTTACGCAGCCGCTAACGCGCATAGGCTTTTATCAGCTTATGAACGTAATTCGGGCAAGATAGTGCGGCGACGCTATGAGTTTCCAGTAGAGAAGACCGAGTTGGACGAGGTGGTTGGACCGTCAGATGGTTTTTCATTCGCCATCCAGACTTTCAACCTCCTCGACTTCTCAAAGCCCATGCCAGTGCTCCATAAGACAACCAAGACCTACCGTAGGACTTGGTTTTCTGGTGCCTTCACCTATCACCTACCGATCGGCTACAACAGCCGTAATCAGTTGGTGTCGGCGGCGGCTAAGGCTGGACCCCTTTTGGGGATCGAGCTTACGCCAGAAACTGTCTGGAACGCTGCGCCATGGACTTGGGCTGTCGATTGGTTTTCCAATGCGGGAGATGTCATTTCGAATCTCTCGGATTGGGCCGTCGACGGTTTGGCGATGAAGTGGGGTTACATCATGGAACATACGTTCCAGGAAGTGACCTACTCTTTAGCTGGTACTTGTCGGTATAAACCGTACGGTACCTGCTTCGCTTCACCCGTAAGCGCTTATATCGAAACTAAGCGTAGAGTGAAAGCGACGCCGTTTGGGTTCGAGGTAACCTGGAATGGGTTATCTCCGCGCCAATTGGCCATTTCAGCTGCCCTGGGTATTACTAGGGTTTTCTGAAGATGACCTGCCCTATGTTGAGCCAAGGGGCTCGACATAAAACTCGAGTCCTAGGAGTGATGCTAATGGCATTCACCGATCCACAGACCGTCACAATCTCTGCTGTGACGACCCCGCTCCCCCGTATTTCTACGGAGGGTGACGAGACCGTCTATCAGAGTGCGGATGGCCTGATTCAGATGCTTGCCTCCCACGATAGTGGGAAGCGTTTAAGGCATCTGCTCAGGATCAACCACTCGAAGCTGACGGCAGATCCGTTTATCCCAGCTGAGAACGTCAAGGTTTCGATGTCTTGTTACATCGTCTTTGACGTTCCTCCAGTGGGGTATACGGCTGCCGAGCAACTTGCTGTGTACACTGGGTTTAAGACCCAGTTCGCGGCCAGCTCCGATGCGCTCATCACCAAATTGATTGCTGGTGAGTCGTAAAGGAAACGTTGCCCAAATCTCGGTTCACGTTCCGAAGGTCGTAAGACCTGACGGAACGAAAGCCTTGACTAGGCAACGTGATCTTGAGAAGATGAACTCCCAGGATGGTCTCGTGTTCCACATTCAGGTAGGGTATAAAACCCTTGCCCTTGTGGTAGCGATTCTATTCCAGGTGTTCTTTGCTTACGCGGATGCCATAGCCAATTTATTTGGCTATAAGCCTCTCCCGTAACCTTCTCAGGTGGGTAGTGCCATGATGGCATTGCTCTCCTTGTGGTGATTCTTCCCTTCAATATAACTCGGGTGAGTTATGGAGTACCTCATTCGTGAGGTACTCCGGGAAGAATAGTGATATGACATTGGCTAAGGAAACTTGACCTCTGTTAGGAGGGAGTTTGAAAAGCCTGATGTCACTCTGGTCCAAGATGGCTGATGATTCGGCCATCTTATGCTGCACTAGCGCCACTTCTGACATTAATACCGTCAGAAGGCGGTTCGAACATGAGGGGTTGTCGTTTTTGACGATAACCCTGCCTGACCTTGGAAAGTCCACCCAAAAGTGGGTAGACCAAGGACAAGCCGGTATCCACCCTTCCTTTAACACTGGAAGGGGAAGTCTCCCCCTATTTCTAGGAGGTTTCTTCAACCGTGTGTTCGACCGGAAAAGCGGCGCGTTGCTCGACGATCCATGCATAACTTCCATTCATGCTATTCGTCAACTTACGTTGGCGTTTGGCAAGATTTCTCTCCCTTGCAGTGATGCAAGGGTGAGGAAAGCTATGCTGAATTATGTCGAGTGTGAGCAGGACGTACGTCAGTCAGACTCTGAGCTCAGTGAGAGAGATCTCATTGAGTTCAAATCTATGTCTGATTTGTTGTTCCGGGAATTGTTTACCCAGATGGACAGAGATGTCTATTATGGACAACTTCTCCCCAAACATGGTCCGGGTGTTACCGCTGATAAGCTTTCCAGTAATGGAAAGTATAATCAGCGGACTTGGACCAGACGCCTAAATAGAGTTTTTCCTCTAGATAGGTATCTCATTCCTAATCATCATTTCACTGATGAACTGAATGAGGTAGACGTCCTCGAACCTGGTGCCGAAATGCCTGTGAAGGTCATCTCGGTTCCTAAGACGTTGAAAACACCTAGGATAATCGCAGTTGAGCCTGCATGTATGCAATACATGCAACAGGCTTTGCTGCGAAGTTTCCTTGCTGCCCACGAAAGGGATGAACTCCTTCGTGGACTAATCGGTTTTGACGATCAAGTTCCTAACCAGGAACTTGCTTGCCAAGGATCGGCCGATGGCCGAACCGCAACGCTAGATCTTAGCGATGCTTCCGATCGTGTTTCCAATCAGCTCGTTAAACGGATGGTTGAACGATGGCCTCATTTGGAAGAGGCCCTCGATGCCACACGTTCTAGACGGGCTGAAGTGCCTGGCCACGGAATCATTCGTTTGGCCAAGTACGCGTCGATGGGTTCAGCGCTCTGTTTCCCGATGGAGGCCTTGGTCTTTACGACCTTGATCTTCCTAGGGATCCAGAGATCGCTCAACGTGACGCTAACCAAGAAAGATATTGAATCCTTTCTTGGCTCGGTG